GTTTCTCCGTAGCCGTGGCTCGCTAACATTTCACGGGTGGCAACGATGCGCGCGCCCGCCGTTTCGGAGAAGTTCAAAAGACAGAGACAGTCCGCATCATTGGCGATCTGTGTCTCGTTGCAGTTGCCCGCTGGAACGGTCAGCCATTCGATTGGAACGGCATCATAAGAAAGTTGGATATACGGCTTCATGCTACAGCCTTTCGCTCCGAATAGCGGCAAGGAAAACGTCAGCAAAAGCAGCCCCAAGCCCACCGAGATCAAGTGTTGCATACCCATTCGCATCATTGTATTCGCCTCCGATGATTGACGCGCTATGCCCTAGTGGCGCGTTCAGTACCTTATCGGCGACCGCTATCAGACCGGCAAGAGGCGCGGTAATCAGCGGGCGCTGAACCCTGATAATAGGGGTCGCCTCAAGATTACCACGATTCCAAATCAAAAGCACAACTCCCGGAACGTTGCGCAGGAACATGGCCGGGGCCGCCGGGGTCCATTCCAATATCTGGATCGTTTTCCGGGATATCTGGACCGGTATCTGAACCATTACACGGCCTCCGATATTTCCATTGCCAGCGTAACGACCCGCCCTATGTAGTTGTCGTCGGTCGGCATGCCCACAGGCCCGGACACGCGGCAAATTACCACACCCGCAACCGTTGCCGGGGTCGGCGTGGCAAAGTTCTTTACATCGAATTGCGGACGATAGAACCGCGCCCGGACGGCCTCGGCCAGCCTATCGACCGGGATATTCGATCCTGTGTTGTCCGCCGTGCAAATTATATCCACAATGACCGCCCGGCCCTCCTGATCCTTGGCCTCGAATTCCCCCGGCTCATCGGCAATGGCATCGCCGATCAAGATGTTCGGACGGCCAGCGCCGCCGGGAACCTCGCCGGTAAACAATGCGGCGCGCGCGGAACCGCCCGCCGGGGTCCACGTCCCGAGCAGGGTTGTCACGCTGGAATGATTCAGGCGGTCGAATACCGCCCCGGTCCAATTGATTGCCGCCATTTATAAGTCCCCAAAGATCAGGTCGCGGATCGCCTGCTTATGTTTCGCCATGACGGGCCGCAAGTACGGGCGCGGCAGCAGGGTCCGTTGCCGCCCTATACTATCCCGTCCAGTAAACCCCAACTCAAGCGCGCGGGCATACGCCACGTTAGAACCCCACGATCCCCGAGTGCCGTTATCGTCCTGTGAGGCGTTCGCCGATGCCGCGACCGACTGGAATAGACGGGCGGTTACCTTTTTGGGCGGCTCGCCCGGCAAGGATGGATCAAGCCCAACCCGCCGATAGGTGCCGCCGCGCCCGACTTGTTTCTTGTGGATGGTGACAACGCGCCGGTCGCTGATTCGGGAGAATGCCTTGACCTTGCCGCCGGTGTACTTGCCCTGCCCCATGGACTGATAGCGCCCGGTCGCCGCCGTGGGCTGGCCACGGTTCAACAGCTTGGCGCTTTCGGCAGCGGCAAAGGCGGTCGCCTTTTTCATCCCGGACAAGAGGCGCGGCTTCAGGTACGCGATTATTTCCCGTTCCCGCCATTCCAACTCGTACCCGTCGCCCTGTTTCTTTGTGGCCATTAGATCGAGACCTTTTCATCTTCGACAATCCATGCCACATAATCCGGGCGGCTGGGGTCTATGCGGTGGATTACCTTATAGCTTACCGAGTTGCGTTGCGATACAAGGCGGTCATCAATCCCCAAGGTAACGCCCGGCAAGACGTAGAGGGTGTACAACCCGACCGAGGTTTCCCGGCCCGCGCGTAGGGCATCCTCGCGGCTTGCGCTGTCCAGCTTGCCACGGACAAGCGTCGGGGTTCCAGATGCCAGCGTATTAGTACGCCCCGGCCCGCCTTGGGTGTCAGGCGAACGGCGCAGCGGGTAGTGATCAAATTTGTGGCGCATCCAGTGTTTAACCGGGATCGCCATTAGGATACGAAGGGCGCGCTGATCCAGCGGCCCGCCTCCAGCCATGCGCGGATCATCCCGTCCGGGGTCAATCCGTCGCCACCATCCGCAACGGCATAGGTAATGGACGCATCGCCCAAGCGTTCGGCCTTGATCGTCGGGTCGCGCGTTTCGCCGTCCCCGGCCAGCTTTGGCGCGAGGTATAGGTGGATGCCCCGGATCGCTATGTCCTGCAGGGCCTTTGGTAACGTAGACGCGACCGGGGTTGCGCCGTCCATGGTGCCCGGCATGATATGGCCCCCGGTGTATTCCACCACATATAGCGGCGCGCCACTGCCGGGCATGGGCAACTCCGCAAGGCCCCCATAGAGGCCCGTGTAGCGCCAGCCGTTCGCGTTGAACAGGGCTCCGGCCTCGGCGTTTATCAGATAGGCCGAGGGCGCTATGGTGGAACCGTCCAGCGTTACCGAATCCACCGACAAGATCGGGCGGCGGTCCAGCATCAAATAGAGGTCGCCATGACCGGCAACCCGTTCCCGGACCCTATCGGCGGCCCATACCTTGCCTGTTACGTTTTCGATCAGGCTTGAAACAGACTCGATGAGGCGCGCGATTTCGACGTCGAACGTAGTCACGGTAATACCAAGCGCCGCCTTCACATCGGCCAAAGTAGTAAAGGCTCGAGGTGAGGCGGCGTCTAGGATTTCAATGAACGGCATAGCGGCGGCTCCTATACGGCCCGCCTATTTCGCGACGGGCTTTCCCTTGTCCGGCAAAGGGCGCGGCAGCCCGCGCTTGAATACGTCCGGCGTTGCTTGCTTTTTTACGCCGGGCTTTGCTTGCTTGTCAACCGGGGGGCGCGTGTTCATTCCGAACCGATCACGTCCGCCCCGGCCAAGAGGTCAATGAGGTCGGCCCGCTTGGCGTTGGAATCAAAGGGAATCTGCCGCGCAACAAGCTCGTCGCGCAATTGCGCAACGTTCATGCCGCTGTATTTCGCGGTAGGGTCCGGCGGCGTGGTGCCCGTGTCGTTGGACGGCATCGGGATCGTCGGGGGCATCTTGCCCTGCGCATCCGCTTGGAGGTCTTGCTTGGGTTCGGACAGCTTGGCCGGAACGCCAACGGTACCCTCGCCCAACTTTTCGGCGATGCCGCGCCCCAACAGCTTGGCGGCGAAAGCTGGCGCAAAGCCCGCAACCTCGCCCGCGTTGTACTTTTCCCAACCGCGCAAGAATCGAATGATTACGCGCGCTTTCGTGGCACGCTCCGACAGTGCTTGAGACATTGTAGCCCCTCTCTTTCTGTCCCCGGTTAATCTTCCGGGGGCGCGTTGAACAACCCGGCCAGACTTGGCGCGGGCTGAATACCAAAACCATTAAACGCCGCCGCCGCCATGATCATGGCGGTGTCCGGCTCATCTTCCTCGCCGGGGTCATGCGAAAGCGTAGCGGTTGCCGAAACACGGAAAAGGCCCAACAGCCCGCTGGGCTTGAAGGGTATTTCCAAGACCATGGCGCGGTCCGTTGCCGGGCCGTCATAGGTCTCCTCGACCTCGGTGTCCGGTACATCCGTCCACGTTGTACCGTCCGCGCTTTCCTGTAGTTTCGCGGCAAGCGTTCCCGTCTCGCTATCGGCGATATTGAACGTTCCGCAAATGGACAACAGCGCCGAAGCTGGAACGCCGCCGGGTGCCACGCTACCGAAATACGTGATCGATACGGGCGTACCCGTATTCTCGTCGCCGCTGTTGTCCCCGGCGGTGATCGCCACCGGGAACAGCATGGGCACAACGGCAAGGTCGGCGGATTCGGCGCGCGGGTTCATGCTTACACGTCCACGCCAGCGCCGAAGGTCTCCTGCGGCTCATAGGCCTGTCCGCCCAACGTCCAGATACCGAACGTCGTAACGATATCGGTATTGGCCGCAGACAGATTCAGACCAAAGCGCATGCGCACATAGCGCAATGCCCCGGACAGGTTGATCGGCAACTCGAGGATGCCGCTGTCAGCGCTGGCCGGGAAAATCTGCTCGGACTGTTCCAAGACCTCGACCCCGCTACCGAAGTTGGAATCGTCCGAGGTCTGAATGAACAACTCGATAGTAGCTGTTTGGCCATCGGCGACCGCGCCGCTGTAGCCCACTGTGGCAACGGCGGACAGGGGACGGTTGCCGGGCTCGTAATCGCCGACGAGGTCAATGTTCGGACCGTTGCGCAGGGTATCATCGCCGGAACCTCCGGCGGTGACCGAACCGGCCAACAGGCCAAGGCGGTGATGGATTGCCGCCCCAATATTGCGAGGGTTCATGTAATCGCTCCTTGTGTCATTGTTCAAGGGTTCGGCGTATCAGGTTCAAGATCAGCCGGGGGCGTTGTGCCCCCGGCTGGCAGGGTTAATTATTAGGGTGCCCACTTGACGCCGGTCAGGATCACGAGGCTTTCGTTGTGGCGCATGGCGAGGTCGTGTTCCATGATAGCGCGTACCACGGTCTGATCCTTGCTGAACGCGGACACAAGCTGCCCGGCGGAATTGATATAGGCCGCCTCGGTGGATGCATCCAACTGCAACTGCATGCCCTCGCCGACAACCACGTCCGCGAAATCGGCCAGCATGATCTCCGATTCATCGGAACCGCTGCCCAAGTTCGTGGGGATCTGCGTGGTAGTGGCGTAGGGATAGCCCCACAGGCGGCCCTGCATCATCTCCTCGCGGAAAACGTAGTTACCGTTTCCGTCCCGCACGGTCATGAGGTAGATCGCCGTGCGCGGCGCGAAAATCCAACCGGGCCGGATCATGCGGACATTGCCCTCAAGCAAGGCCAGAATCATGGACCCGAGGTCGAAGGTCACATTGGCAAGGTTGACCGTCGCATTTGCGGGCAACACGTTCGCGCCGGGAACCTGATAGCGCAGGCCGATCAGGGTGTCCGCCGTGCCGTTGTCACGCAACATGCCAAGGTCCGAACGCTGTGCCATACCCGCGACAAGGTCGTCGCGGATAAGGGTATCCGAACCGGGCGCGGCATAGCGCAGCATGTCGTTGGACACGGGCACAAGCGCGGCCAGCTTGTGGAAGGTCAGGCGAACCGAACCGCCTTCAAGCTGGGTCGCCGGGGCGTCCGCATTTTCGCCAATGTAGGAGGCGCTTGCGCCGCCCAATAGCTTGGGCATGCTGAACGAGGCCCGGTCCATGCGGATGATCTGCGGGTTCATGCGCATGACAACCGAGGCCGGGCGGAACAGTTCGATTACCTCGTCGCTGATTTCCTCTTGCACAAGGAAACCACCGGCGGAAACGTTGTCGGTGGATAGGGCCTTGACAACAGGCGCGGCGGCCTCCTTGCCGAAGGTCTTTTCTGCCCACTGCTGGGCGCGTTCGGGATCGCCCTTGGCGGCGGCCATGGCACGCAACACGCGCGCGAAAGTCTCGCCTTTCTTGAGGCCCGGCGCTACCTTGCTGGCAGCGTCGTCGTCGCCCTTGGCGTTCGCGGAAATCGCGCCCGCAATGGGGTTGCCCCCGCTCCCCTTGCCGGGCAGTTCGGACAAATGGGCAAGGGCCTCGTTTACGGCATCGGCAACGCTTTTGCCAACGACGTCGGCGATCTTCTTGTCCAGTTCCGCTTCGGTCATCACATTGGGCATGGTGTTGTCTCCTAATCCACGCGGCCAAATCGTCTACGCAAGCTCTCGCCAACGGCGGCCTTTACCACCGGGTCGACAAGCGCCCGCGTTCGTGTGGTGATCGCGTCATCTGTCAAGGCTATACCTTTCGGCTCGGCCTTGGCGATAACGATCCCCTCCCCTCCGTCCGCACGTTGGACGGCTGGATCGGCGCTTGCCCCTCGCGCCAAAAGCTGCCGGACCTGCTCAATAGCGAACCCGGCGGCTTGTGCATCTGTATCATTCAACTGTGACAAGGCCTCAAGTGCCTTGGCCTTGGCGGCGTCAACTTTCTCGGCGGCGGCATCCTTTGCGGTGCGCTGGACGATCTGTCCGTTGTCCGCATCCATGCCAAAGCCTGCCGGAAATGTACGCAATATCTGCGCCGCGATCAAATCGTATACCGGCGGCTCTGTGTCGAAATCGTCCCGGTAGTGTTTCGCAAGGTGATCATAGACGGCGCGGCGCTCGGTTTCCGGGACCGTGATCCCGTCCACGCCACCGGCGAGGGCCTTCATGGAAACCACAAGGCCAGCCCAAACGACCGCTGCCTTTTCATCGCCGGAATGGTGTATCAGTGCGTTGGCAATATCCATGCCTTCGCCCTTTTCGCCGGGCAGATAGGCCGATACTTTGACGGCCCCGGCAAGGCCAAAGAAACCACGGGTAAAGGGCGTCCACGCGGCCTCTTTGGCGGCAACCGGCGTGCGTTCCGGGTGTGCCTTTTCGAAGGGCACGGCCCCGGCGCAGGCCATGTTAAACACAAGGGCCTCGTCGTCGGTTCCGCCATCCGCGCCAGCCTTGGGCTCCGTGTCCGCCGGGGGCGGCGGCGTGTCGCCCGCCGGGGTAGTATCATCGCCACCGGCGGGCGCTTCCGCTTGGGCCGCAGCCCCGTC